TACCTGGAAAGAAGAATTCCTCGCAGGTGGTGTAGATGTGAACGTTGTTTACAGTGTCGATCGTTTGGTCTCGTATTCGGCGGGTGTTATGGCGCAAGCCGACCCCTCGAGCACGATGTTAAGAACCCTTGGGTTCACAAACCTCGCTGGCATAGCTTGGGAACTAACGTTCTTGAGCTGGGCCATGGATTATTTTGTTAATACTGATGGCTTTTTCTATCAGATTACACCAAATATAGGCGTTGATCCACTAGCTAGTTGGTCCTCTGTTAAAGTCGAATATAAAGGCTCTGCGGATGTGATATACACGGCTCCCGACGGAACTGAAATATTGAAATCTACCATATCGGTAAATGATATTTCATACTTACGGACTCCCGTTACTCACCCAACTTTAATGCATTGGGATGTCGATCTTGACATACCCAAAATCACTGACTTAGTAGCGCTTATTAAAGTGCTTACCTCGTCAAAACCCAAAAACGACAGGTTTAACCTGTTAAACTATGGAGTAATCAAATGATTACCACACAAACTACATTAGCTGCAGACGTAAACTTTACACAATTTCGTGTTAACGGTGACTCCGCGATCTTTCTAGGTCCAGTAGCAACCGATATTACGCGTGATCAATTAAGTTTACGTTCTTTAGCTCCTAAAGCTGGTAACGGTTTCCTTGGAAATCGTCGCTCACAACTTGGTCTTGTCCGCTCTACTGATGTTACCGATCTTCTTGGTAATACAGTTGTTCGCGATCGCAAAACAAGTGTGGAATTCAGTATGCCTGTCGGCGTCACTGAAGCACAGTTAATTGAAGATGCTTACGAAATGGGTAAATTATTGCAAGATGCGACTTTTGTTAAGTCACTTGCGTTAATCGGTCAGATCGAATACTAAATCTTCTCTAATTAGGAACTAAAATAATTATGCAAAATAAAACAATTTTACATGATCTAAAGCAGCAAAAAGCTTTTCTTAAACAAGGAAGCTTCGTGGACACTATGTCAAAAGAATCCGACAAAGTACCATTTCAACTGCTGCAGGCCTTTGTTGAAGGCACCGGTGACTTGTTCCATGTTGACCTACGGACGAAGATTGGCGAAATTTGCCGTACTTTTGACGTCAAGGGTTATATGGAACTAAGCGATCAATTAGATGCGGAGATACCGAAGTACTCCAATAGCATTGACATTGATATCGTAAAGGGCCACCGAGTTCTATGCAGCTTGCTCAAGAAGTACGAGTTTAGTCCAAAGTTTTCACCATACAAACCGAAAGCTACTGCCATTGAAAAATGGTATGCGGCCGAGGCACAGTGTGGAGAGACTAACGCGCGTCTGCGCAATTGGATTGATAACGTTTCTTTACGACCAAGTTGGGTTCACCGTGCGCGTGCTGTTATACAGGACGTGATCGGTGAATCTATAACGCCTGAACTAATGAAAGAAATTTTAAGTTCGGCGTACCATGGAAAAGGTACAAGTACTGAGACTCCCTTTGAGGCAAGTTCAGCGTATTTCAAATATGCTAATCCTAATCCTCATAGTACGACCAGTGCTTTACCATACGTAATGGCAGCAATCTCGCGGAATCCGCGATGGTTCGCTAACCTTGAACGCTCACAAGCGTGTCAGGTGTGTGACATCAATCGTGCAAAACACGAAGAAATGATCATGCGAAAAGCCATACGTATAACAGAGCAGGAACGTAATAGTTTCGTCAATAAAACCGTTAAAGTTTTACGGATTATTGGGATAGGTAATTCTTCTAACATGTGCGTACAGCTTGGCGTAAAAACCGTGCTAATGCGTATGTTGAAGGCATGTTCCATCGATCTATCCGATCAGAGTAAGAACCGTGAGTTGGCCTACCAAGGCTCTCTTGAAGGTACTTATGCTGAGAAAGGTAGTGATGATTGGCTCGAACAACTTTCTACTATAGATTTGGCGTCAGCTTCTGACACCGTAAGTCTTGGTATATGTGAGTTGTTATTACCGACAGAGTGGTTTGCTCTGCTGTGCGATCTCCGCCACGAAAGTGGTATGATAGATGGTACTAACATTGTTTACAATAAAATGTCAGCAATGGGCAATGGCTTCACTTTTCCATTGGAATCACTAATCTTTTATAGTATCTTAAAAGCTACTACAGAAGACCAAGGTTACGAGTATGACACGAGTCGGAATGCCGTTTATGGCGACGATCTCATTTGTCCGTATAAAGTAACCACCGCACTAATTGATAACTTAACTGTTGCTGGATTCACGATTAATAGTGAAAAAAGTTTTTTAACAGGTATGTTTAAAGAATCGTGTGGGCGTGACTATTTCCAAGGCGTTAACGTTAGGCCTTTTTACTTAAAACGTGCATTAACTAGCACGGAGGACTTTTATCATGTCGGAAACACTCTTGTTAGCCACTGCAGCAGCTTCACAGCTGTTGCTCCAGGCTATAAAAGCATGTATGGATTTATTCATACTGTTTTAAAATTAACGGGCCATATTAACTATGGTCCGTTAACCGAGTTGTTAACGTTTGATAAAGAAGGTAAGAGGGTGTGGTGCGCATCTGAAACAGCACTTAGTGTTCCGTTAGCATATTACAAAGCTAACAGTGATCTAGGCGCGGTGGATTTTCGCACACGGATAGCCGTGTTGAATGATAAACAGTTCCTACCGCGTATGAGTAAAAAGCATAAAAACGCTTATATTACGCATATGATGGATATGGGAACGACATTGTTTATGCACGTAACGACCTCGTATGAACCATTAGCTTTCAAGCATGTCTCCGAAGAGACTCGCTTGTTATGTGCTTTTGATTCGGACCGGGATTGTAATGCTAGACCAGGGCAGTATGACAAGAGTAATCTTGACATAGATGCCAACGGCACTATTGTACCCGTTGTGAAACGGTGTATAAGACACAGTTGTTCCTTGCGCAGCCATTCTCATTGGAATGGGATAATGCGCAGATCGGCAATCGAGCGGCACCCTTTGGGGTAACTTTCTTTTGACCATTGTGACTCGGG